GATGTGCTTGCTGACCTGGAAAGTGAGGATTACGAATGCAGGGTATTTGTTATTCCAGCTTGCGCCGTCGGTGCTCCGCACAGACGAGACAGAGTGTGGATTGTGGCTTGGGACACCAAGAGCGCAAGAAAGACCAAGAAGCAAAGAATATGCGAAGGGAAGAACTCCGACGCCATCGGAATTTATAAAGATGTGGCCGACTCCGAAAGCAAGGGAGGCGGCGGATTGTCCAGCGGAGAGGAGGAGGAATACACCCAGCCTAGAATCACAAGTAAAGATGTTACCAACTCCACAAGCGAGAGACTACAGGTCGGGGGACGATCCGGAAGGGAAGAGGTCAAAAAGAAAAAAAGAACAAGGATGGAGTCAAGGCTTGAACGATGTAGTAAAGGAATCGGGGGAGTCTGGTCAGTTGAACCCGATGTGGGTAGAGTGGCTAATGGGATACCCGCCCGGGTGGACAGACTTAAATCACTCGGAAACGCAGTAGTTCCACAGATACTGGAAATCATAGGATATGCAATTTTAGAGGCAGAAAACGGCAATTTATCAGAAGACTGATTTCAGACATATTAAAGCATTGATATTGTTAGGTTAAATAGCCAAATAAGGGGAGTTTGTAAGGGGTGTTTTCTATCGTGCGAAAGTATACAGCAATGTGCAAATTTTGCACATATGGCCTAAGCTGTTGTTTTATATACTGTTTAATATGTTTACTTTGTACAGAATAGCCTTATAATAAACACCTATGGAAGCTCAAAAAAGGCAAAAAGCCGTCGGTTATTATCGCACCTCTAGCGCAACCGGCCTCGGTGACGACAAAGATAGCCTAAGTAGGCAAGAAAGCGCCGTCAGACAATACGCCGCGCGGGTAGACCTTGAGATAGTAAAAGAGGCATATGACGCTGCAGTAAAAGGCTCAGACGCCGTTATGGATAGAGTGGGGTTTTCTGAGCTATTAGAGTATGCGCTTGCAAATAGCGTAACAATAATTCTAGTAGAAAATGCTAGCCGGTTCGCTCGTGATTTAATAGTGCAGCTTACAGGACATGACTTTTTAAAGAAAAATGGAATTTCTCTTATTCCGGTAGATGCTCCAGACAATTTCACAGACGAAACCCCTACGGCAATTCTTATCAGGCAGATTCTAGGCGCTGTAGCGGAGTTTGAGAAAAGAAATCTCGTAGATAAAATGAAAAAAGGACGAATAAGAAAAAAGAAAAAAACAGGACGTTGCGAGGGCAGAAAACCCGCGCCGCCTGAGGCCGTAAAGCTTGCAATGGAATTAAAATTACAAGGACTATCCTTGAGAAACATTAGCGCCGGACTAAAAGAAGAGGGTTATTGCGTCATGTTAGGAGGCGTAGATACTGGAAAACCTTATGCGGCGTCCTCGATTAAATACATGATTGAAAATTTTGGAGAAGATCAAAAAACAATTTGACAGCGTATACTAAATAATAAATACTATCAAAAGCTCGTGGGTTAATTACCCCTAGCTGATTGCTCACTCAATCGGGCGAGCTAACTTTTTTACCTAGTGGGGGGATATAAAAAAATGGGTTTACAGTGGTATCCGAAATTTCCAGGTGATTACGCCCGTGATACAGCACACTTAACAATGCTTGAACATGGCGCTTACACTCTGTTATTAGATTATTATTACAGTACTGCAAAACCACTTCCAGCAAATGAAGATACAAATGCACCTACACTTGTAGGTACAAGCAACCCTCGTTTGTACAGAATTTGTAGAGCTGTTAATCAGGAAGAACAAAAAGCCGTTGATATGGTAATTGAGGACTTTTTTACTTTAATAGATGGAAAATACCATCAAGGCAGAGCAGACACAGAGATAGAAAAGCGTGTCCTGATAAGCGAAAAACGTAAGTTGGCTCGTGCGTCTCGTGGCAAAAAAGATGAGAATAAAGACAATAAAAATCTTACAAATGTACCTACAAATGAGGGTACAAGTGTAGGTACACATGAAGACACAACCACAACCACAACCACAACCACAAATAAGAAGAAAGAAGTATACACGTTAGAATTTTTACAGTTTTGGGATTCATGGAAAATATATAAAACTGGCAAAGGTTCAAAATCAGAAGCGTTACCACTTTATGAACAAACAGCAAAGGAAATAGGACATGCAGAAATTATCAGAAGCAGCGAACAATATTGTAAGTTCTGCAGAGAAACAGATTGCAACACAAAGCACGTCTTTAGATGGCTCAAAAAAAGAGGGTGGGAGGACGATTACACAATCACTCCAGAAACAAACAGGAAAGCCCCTGGAGAAAAACAATGCTATTCAGATCAGGTCATGGCAATTACAAATAAAGCTAAAGAACTTCTCTTACAAAATGGGGAGGGAGGGATTGGAGAAAATTCCAATGAAGCCCTTGACGGAGAACCAGATAGCAATAGCGAACCATTACAATTACCCGGCTAGCAGAGAAATTATAATATCTTACCTGCAGCGTCTTGCGATGAGAAAACGTATTGATGGAAATGATCCTAACAGATCAACTTACATTCTGGCTGATGATGCTCGTAGGCTTTATCTACTTAATAAAACTGAGTGTGATATTTCTATAATGATAGAGCATTTCATTGAAAATGATATATCAGCTTTTTATCCTCAATATGCAGAAATGAAAGAAAGGTTAGGTTAATGCCTGATAAAGCACCAAACAGAAGAACGCCAGAGGGGTTTGGCTGGACGGTCATAGAAATAAATATAAATTATACCGCTTGGCAAATTGACAATATTTGCGCATTAAGCAGCGTTGTTTTCATTGAAGACGAACATCTACCCCCGCATTGGGAGTGGTTAATTAGTTTTTCCTTTATGGGTAAAACAAGGCTTACTAATTCTCAAATAACAACATCATTAAAGGCGTTTGATGCCGAAATATTTGAGGAAGATAATCATGAAAAAGGTATAGCGCGTAAATTCTGGCTAGCTATTGAGGAAAAATATAGAAAACCCTGTCCTTGTAAAGACGAGATTATTATATCAGAGGGCGAGTATCAATATTCAGTGAAGAAACAGTAATTGAAAAGGAGAATTTAGCATGAGAGCATTAAGCGTAAGGTCGCCGTGGTGGTGGTGGATATTAAACGGCGGTAAAATTATTGAAAACCGTAGTCGTATAACACATAGGCGCGGAACTATATATATTCAGGCAAGCAAATACTGGAATATTAAAGACGTATGCCAAGACCATATGGACGCTATGAATATATACAGAAAGGTTAATCAGGAATTTTTAGAATCTGCGCCCCCTATAGATACTTTAGAATCCTGCTTGGGGCATGTCGTGGGTACTGTAGATATTGTCGATTGTGTTACAAATCATGATAGCCCTTGGTTTCATGGCCCGTATGGATATGTATTGGAAAACCCTAAAATTATTGAGCCTTTCCTGGTACAGGGTAAGCTAGGATTTTTTAAAGTAGAGGAAAAATAATGTCTGATATTTGCGCCCATGAAGATTGCGAAAGAAAAGCAACTGTAGCTCCTAAATTAATGGTGCCGGCTATGTATTGGGGCATTGATGTTCATACTCCAGCTTGTGCGATTATAGGACTCACGCTCTGCAAAGATCATTTTGACGAATTGCAAACAGAGGATTTTTTGACTGATGATTTTAAGGAAATTATGAGGTTAGCCACAAAAGGAAAATGTCCTCCTGATTTCGACAGAGCATTTTTTAGGAAGCTCAAGTTAGATTCCTTTGAATGGCTGGAATTTGTAAACATAAAAAATCGGGGTAATGCATGAGTACAGTAGGAATTAGAATATCCGATCATTGTATCGTCCGGTATTTCGAGAGGCATTACGGAATTGATATTGAGAAAATAAGGCGAGAAATCTTGCCCGACCATATCAGAGAAAAAGTAAATCCAGACGACGACACCTACGTAATAAAAGACATTGAGTTTAGAATAATTAATAATTCCGTCGTTACATGCGTTTCTACTACACCAAACGAGCCGACAAAGTTAAAAAGAAATAAAGCAAAAAGGCACATATCCAATAAAAATAGAAAAGACGAGACATGGCAAACTAAAAAGAAACACAGCAAAAAAAACAAGAAAGGCGGCTATAGATGATTAACGTAAAACAGAAAGGAAACACTATGAATATTGATTTTAGTAAAATGAACGAAGGCGATACAGTTAGATTTAAATCTGGAGGCGAGGCTGTTATCGAAGGTATTTCAGGTAAGGGAAAATATCATGGAAGTTACGGTTTGATATTCCAGGGATGTGAGGGAGATTTCCAGTATAGTCCTGATGGCAGAATCGGTACTATGCCGACTGGCTCTACCCCCTTTGATATTGTCGAAATCATACCTAAGCCCTATGACTGGAATAATGTAAGGGCCGGCGACGCTTTTGTACATAAAGAAGTTGAGGGCGTCCATTCCGATTTAAACGGTAAGTTGATCAGGTTTATAGGTATATCTCCGACTAATAAATCAGACGTTTTTGAAATAGACCATAATTTAAATGGTGGAAAATTATCTCTTAACTGGATGCCTAAGAGGGAAAATTTAATTTACAGGCCCGAGTATAATTTGCCACTCTCATAATCCATGCTACAATTACGGCAACTACACAGGGATTAATCCAATGGCAAAGAAAAAGACAACGCCTAAAGCAAAACCTAAGACAAAGGCAAAACCGAAATCTAAGGCGAGGGCTAAACCAAAAAACAAGGCAAAGGCTAAGAACAAAGTCGGACGGCCTCTAAAGTTTACGACTGTTAAACAGATCGAAAAACAGATTGATAAATACTTTAAAGAATGTGACGATGAGGGTTTTCCATATACTATAACAGGTCTTGCTCTTGCCCTAGACACAAGTAGAAAATTGCTCTGTGAGTACGAAGATAAGCCACAATTTAGTAACACTATAAAAAAGGCAAAGACAAAAGTAGAGAATTTTGCCGAGAAAAAGTTATATAGTCCTCATACTATCGGGGCTATATTTCACCTTAAAAACTTTGGATGGTCTGATAAGGTTGACATTGATCACGGAGGTAAAGTAGAGATAGTCCGGATCATTGACGATATACCCAGGGATGCTAAATAAATAAAAAATAATTACATTAATCTCTTGACTTCGTAACGTAATCAAGATATATTAGTCTTAGTTAAACACAAACGGAGAAATTAGAATGTTTCATGCAGAATTCAAAGGATTAGGTAATCCCGATTATCAACAATACACAGACATATCAGCACCAAAAGAGGTTTCTTGTGAGACTGTAGAGCAGGTGGTAGAAGCCGCGAGGGGATACATCACAGCAAATAATCTCGGTGGTGGTAATTGGAACAACCCGCAAATAACTGATGATAGAGGAAAAGATCATGGTTATATTGCGTATAATGGTAGGGTGTTTTAAAGGTGAATAAAAAGCACGGAGGCAAACGCACCAACGCAGGACGCAAGCATAAATACGGAGAGAAAACTAAGGTTATGAGGGTTCCTATTGGCTTGGTAGGTGTGGTTAATCGGTTAATGGACAATTACGAGCATGACCATAAATTAAAGTTATGGCTTGCTGAATACCAAAAGACCGGAAAAGTATAAATTAGCCCTTGCATATATTTAGTATACGTAGTATATCTTGTGAAGATCAAACGAAAGGCTGAAAAAATAACAACCACAGAAATAGAAAACGGATTAGAATTAATCGAGGACGCCTTGAATGATGCAATAACTACGGCTTGCATTTTTGAGCTTGAGGGCGAGTGTGAGGTATACGAAAAGGCTCAAAGGGTGGTTAAAGCTATTCGTGAGGCTGTGCCGGATGCTGAGATAACAGATGAAACTATCAAGGGCTGGATTAACAGCACAACCAATAAGCCCCGCTATATAATAAGCCAAATAAACGCTCAAGCTTTAAATGTGGCGATGAGGTCAAGTTTGATACTAAACCAAATTGTCAGCAAGAAAAAGGAGGCCGCATAATGTCAAAAAACCTTAAACGGATAGAGCAGGCTAAACGGCTTATAATTAAGATCGAAAGCGTTGATCATGAGGATAGCGCAGCGTTAGACGAGATAGATTTATTATTTACTGTAATTCTTGAGAACAAAGAAAGACGCGGAAAAGTTACAAGGGTCTGCAATGATTATGGAAGAAAGGTCTTGTTTCAGTTATATGGCTCAATAGAACAACAATTATACTCACGCTCCCGGGACGCTCTGAAAGCTGCAAGGCCGGAGGGGTGGGCTTTTGAAGCAGAGCAAAAAACCAATTTTGAAACATCGGTTTATACTTTTGGATTCTGGAGTATTCAATACCATGATTTTAATGAGGATAATGAGGTATGTTTTCCACTATTAAAATCTCCCGAATTAAAAACCGAAGAGCTTGCCGAGTTTCACGCCATAGTACAGGCATGGATTTACGTCTGGGAGAATGAGTAATGGATTATCCAGGACAGGCGGGCGTGTGGTGCGGAATGGCTATTCTTATGGGCTTACTGTTGTTTATTTGGTTATAAAATAAAATGAGCAGACCAAAGACAATTAAAATCGAGTTCGACGAGGTGTACAGGGAAACTCATTTATCCTACTGTATCGTTATCGACGATGTTGAATACTGGCTCCCTAAAAGTCAGGTGATATTGTCCGATGATAAAAAAGCTGTTTTTATGGCAGAATGGCTAGCGATTGATAAGGAGTTGATATAGTGAGTAGATGCCCTAGATGTGACGCATGTGAAAGCATGTATGACGTGTCAGATTGTGATTATTGTGCATATCCAAATAAGGACACAAGGACATTATGGGTAAAAATAGTAGATTATATAGACAGATACAGGAGATTAAAACAATGACAAGTCCGGACATAGTTTACACATACCCGCCTAATATTGATGATATTGCTAAGGTGTTTCCCCTGGCTAAAGAGTTGCCTAATGTCGTATTCGCTTACGGGCATACAATCTATTCTCCGTCTAAGGATAGAATACCTATTCCTATCCTAAAACATGAATTTGTACACTGTGAGAGGCAGGGAACGGCTGAGGACGGCATTATCGAATGGTGGGACAAATACCTCAAAGATATTGATTTCCGTTACATGGAGGAGAGAGTCGCCCATATTGCGGAATACATTAAGGCCTGCGAATTAGCGGTAGACAGAAGCGGCAGGAGACGAGCGCTAAGGGAGGTCAGTAAAAAACTATCCCATCCTCTTTATGGTCGTATGGTTACATTTGACCATGCAAGAACAGCTCTCAAGCATGGCAAAACTTTAGCAGAGGTTGGATATTGATGGACGGTAAAAGATACCTAAAAATGTTTGATGCCGGCATGAAATATAGCGAGATTGCCAGAGAATGCGGAGTCTGTAAAAATACCGTAGCCGGAGACATACACCAGTACAGAAAGGATAACTTTCTCTCTGTTAAAAATCCCGATATGGCCAGGAATAAAAAGAAAGCGTTTTCTAATAAGCTCATAAGCAAAGACGAAAAGAAGCTGCGAAAGAAACGCATTGCTGTTATTAAATCATGTCCTGTTAGAGCTGACGGCGTAATACAATGCCCTCCTAGCGGATACGGAAACATATACGATTAATTTAGTTGACAACGTATACTAAATGCAATATAGATTTATGTAGTTAAATTATAGGAGATAGTGATGGGATTAAAAGACGTGCTGCTAAAATCTAAGTTTTGTTGGCCCTGCTATTTGATTAATGAGCACAACTCAACTTTCAGCTTTAGGAATTTATGCGCCTATCACAAGGAAGCATTAACACCCACAAAAGATAAGGTCTGAAAAATGAGCAACATGAGCAGATTCGAGCTAATTAATGAAGGTTGGGAGCCACCAAAAGAAGCGGCTAAATTAAAGAAAGAAATCAGAAGATTGCGGATAGCGGTTAAAACACTCAGGCGAGAATTAGCTAAGGAAGGGACTAGATATGGATAAAGCTTTCATACAAACACAATCTATCAAAGCATGGCCTGAATATTTTGAATTCAGACGTAATAAAAATGGTTGGGTGTTTCGTATATACCGCGTTCTAATCCGATGGAATAAACAAGATGCTTACACAGCATTTAGCATAGAGAAAATAGGAAAATCAAATGACACAATATAAAAAACAATCAGGATGGCTCAGTTATAGCTTTCCGTTGTCATTCATGGACAAACTAAGGCTTTTGTTCTTTAAAAACTTTTATGTTGGGGTGGATTTCTGTGAGGGCGTTAAAGTTTCTATTGAATGGGAAAGCCCTATAGATAAAGCAATGCGCGTAACTATAGAAAAGGAAAGCCAATGACACAAGATGAGCTACCAACAAAATCTATCAATAAGATGGCAACATGTATTAACGCTACAACAAACACCAGAGCAAACAACACGCCTGATGATGGGGCTTTGGAGGCTTTGGAGTGGGTAAAGGATGCTTTCCAAGATATTGACGAAAGCCGCATGAAGCTCAGAAGAACCACCCCGATATTAGATAGAGCCGAGAAATGTTTAAAAACAATACGCCAAGCCCTGAGTAAGCCTAGCGTTGATGTGGATAAAATAATTCCAGACTTTGTAAAGAACTGTAAAAACGCCCCGATGCTAGATAATGAAGATCACGGTTTGCTGGCCTGTTTTATAGACCACCTACACCAACAAGGCCACATAACAGACAACAAGCCCGAAAAACCGGAAACCATAAAATGCTCTTGCGGCGTAATTTTCACCAGCAAAACAAAAATGATAAATTTAGACGAGACAGTAGAAAAGCTCGAAGAGGTCTTGAAAGAATGACAACGGCTAAAGAAGCATTACAGGAGCTACGTAGCGTCTGCCCTCAATACGGCTATCCTCGCTTTGATGTTCTTGCTAAGGTGATAACTGACGAGCTTGACGGTATCCAGCACGTAAGCGGTGAGGTTAAAATTCATATTGATATTGATCCAGAGAGACAGAGGAAATTATTATGAGCAAAAAAGAAGAACAGATCCAGGAATCAATAGAGCGCGTTACAGAATATTTAACTGGCAAGGCTATATCTTTTGAAACCGTCAAGGAAGATGTGGACGTAGTTTTAGCGGAATTAATGCTTTATAGGAGTGGACAGCATGGAACACAAAATAAATGATATGGTCGGCGGTAAGCCGTATGCAAAATTCGATACCATAGACGAAGATTTAAAGCCTGAATATCATACGAGAGATATTGAGGGGTATAATGGTAAGTGGATTATCGAAATAGGCATGAAAGACAAAACCAACAAAGTAAGCAAATATAAATTTAATTCTTTAAAAGAAGCAAACAAAGCTATTAAAGAAGCTTGGAAAACCGGATTAAGTGAAAATGGCGTAAGTATAGCCAAGCCTGAGGAAATATCTTTTATGATTCCTCTACCCATAGGTAAGACGTAAAAAAAGGAACCGCATAACGCAAGCCCCTCTTTTTTGTACCTCGCCTACGCTAACGCGCTCAGTTAGTACTTGTAAAAATATACATTGTTTCGATTGTTTCGACTACAGAAAACTTAGTATATACTACACTGATGGATATTAGCCTAAAAGATTGCATAGCTCCGTCGTTTTATAAGCTTCATAACTTATTGAATACAGCCAGTTATTCTCAGTTTTGGCTATCTGGAGGTCGGGGCTCTACAAAATCCTCATGGATTGCTATAGAAATAATCCTCGGAATGATGGACGATCCGGAAGCTCACGGAATCGCCTTTAGAAAATACAGCAACACAATCAGGAATAGCATACATTCTACGTTTGAATGGGCTATTGATCTGCTTGGTGTATCTCATAAATGGAAATCTACCGTAGCTCCTTTCGAGTTTACCTATCTGCCTACCGGACAAAAGATATTAGAAAGCGGCCTCGACGACCCTAAAAAAATGAAGTCCCTGAAAGTTAAAGACGGATATTTTAAATTCGTATGGTTTGAGGAAGTCGAAGAGTATAACGGCATGGAAGAAATACGGAGCGTTATTCAGTCCGTAGTACGTGGCTCCGGTAAAAACAAGGTGTTTCGTTTTTTCTCATACAACCCCCCGCGCGACCCTCAAGCCTGGGTTAACAAAGAAAAGGAAAAATTAAACAGGCGGCGAATTTGTCACCACTCCACATATTTAGACGTAGATCCCGAATGGTTGGGCGAAGAGTTTATAGAGGATGCTAACCAACTCCAGGAAGACGACGACGACCTTTATCAATGCGAGTACATGGGCTTATCTATTGGCTTGACTGAAAGCGTTATTATGAATGGCAAATATGTAGTAAGGCCTTTCGAGCCTGAATCGTGGTGGTCTAGATTGCGCGGCGTAGATTGGGGTTTCTCTCAAGACCCTATGTGTATTGTAGACCTTTACATAGGCCCGCATGAGGAGTACGGCGATAACTGCCTGTATATCCGCTATGCAGAATTTGAGAAAGGCGTAGATAACAATGATATACATGAGGTCTGGGATAGAATACCGGACAGTAAAAAATATGTAATACGGGCTGATAACTCAAGGCCGGAAACCATAAGCCATATGAAAGGCGAGGGCTATAAATGTGTCGCTGCTGATAAGTGGACAGGTTGCGTAGAGGACGGCATAGCTTTTATTAGGACGTTTGATAAAATCATAATACATTCCGATTGTGTGGAAATGGCAGAAGAGGCTAGACTGTACAGCTTTAAGATTGATAAGATCACTAAAGAGATACTCCCTGATATAGTCGATAAATTTAATCATGGATGGGATGCTGTACGTTATGCGCTCGACAAATTGATACAAAAACGTAACATGGGCTTCTCTAAAAAGCAGAGTCGTGATAATAATAGAAGAGAAAAAAACACCTTAGCCCCATCAGAAACTGACATAGACTGGTAATTAAATGCAAATAAGATTCCAAAGTATCAGAGCCAAAGTTGCAGACTTTATAAAACCTAGTTCTAAAAATATTCAAGCAGTAGGCACAACCGGTACAAATATATTTAGCGGGTTCTTTGATGAGGAAACACTCTCAAAATTAGTAGCAGAGCAGGGAATAGCCGTATTTGATCGTATGAGGCGCTCCGATGGTCAAGTTAAAATGCTGCTATCTGTGTTTAAAAACCCTATAAAAGCTGCTAAGTGGGGTATCGAGGCCGTAGACGATAGTGACGAAGAGAAAGAAATAGCCGATTTTGTAGAGCATGTCCTATTTAATGATATGGGTTATTCTGACGGCTCCAAAGTCAAAACGTTCTCAGAGTTCATAGGCGAGGCTCTGACTATGGCTGAGTTTGGTTTCTCTATGTTTGAGATAGTACATAAGAACGTAGAAAATCATCCTAAGTTCGGAACTTATCTAGGTATTGCAGACCTTGCGTACAGGCACCCCAGAACTATTCTCCAATGGCATTTGAACAAAAACGGCAGTATTAAAAACGTTCGTCAGCTGGTAACAAGTGGCGATTTAAACGTAGATGTTTTGATAGATGGTAAATTTCTCCTTGTCTTTACAATGGAGAAAGAGGGGGATAATTACCAGGGCATATCTATGCTACGTCCTATCTATGGCAACTGGTTTAGGAAAGATATATACCGCAAGCTGCAGGCCATAGGTATCGAGAGAACTTCTAAAGGTGTGCCTATCGGTAAAATGCCTATAGAGGCTCTTAATGCCAATGATTACGATAAGCATGTAAAGGATTTCCAGGACGTTTTAGATAAGCTAGCCTCTCATCAAACTAACGGAATTGTTTTAGGCGCTGGTCTGGAACTGGAGGAGCTAAAGCTTTCTCACGACCCCGTAAAGGTACAAAAAGTTATTACATCTGAAAATGTAGAAATGACAAAATCATTTCTTGCCAACTTCATGGAATTAGGGCTTGAGAATAATTCAGGCTCATTTGCTTTAGGTTCTGATCTGTCTGATATATTCCTGTCCGGACTTCTCTGTTATGCAAAGATTATCGAGGAGCGTGTAGACATATGCGTGATTAAAGACATTGTTCGTGCAAAGTTTGGAGATAGACTTGCATACCCTAAATTGAAAGCCAGGGGAATTAATGACAAGGCCGGCGTAGAGCTTGCTGAGGTTCTTGAAAAGCTTGATAAGATAGGCGGCATACAGGTATCTGATGCTGTTAAAGACCATTTGCATGATTTATATAACCTGCCTGCGTTTGACCCTGATTTAGAGGAAGAGCTAAATGATGATGATGAGGAAGATGATCAGAATACAGACCATGAGGAAGATGCAGAGCTTAGCGATAATATTTGTGATCATGAATCTGATTGTGATTGCGGCGCTCGTTTTGATGACGCTTATGCAGAGTTAAAAAAAAACGCTTTAAAAAAGTTGGGGCTTACCAGTGGTGAGCAGCTGAGTAAATTTGAGCAAGACAGACTCGATACAGAATTTTATTTACAGGCTTCAAAAGATGTATTACTAGCCTCTGCCATTCCATCCGTATTTATTACTCGACAAGCAGAGCCATTAGAAAAGGCTATGCGGTTAATGCTTACTGAGCGATCTGACAAGATGATTGCTACAATGGCTAATATATTCAAGACAGAAAAGAATAGAGATAAAGCCAGGCGTAGAGGTTTAGATCAGCGATTACCTAAGAAAAGAGCGTTTCAGGATATGGTTAAAGCGAGTGCCGGCGATACCTCTAATCAAGCTTTAGACGCTGTATTAAAAGAAATGGGCGCCACCAGAGAAACATTCAAGCTTGATGATGAGATAAATGATTTGCCTCGTAAGATGCAGAAAGCTGTATTAGCTGAAGCGTTGCTAACTTCTCAGTTCCTGGATATAGATTTAGAAAAAATTGTATTGTTTGGATATAATCTTAACTTTGATCAGACTGATAGCCCGGCGCAATTAACTCAGGAATTGAAAAGAAATACTGATAAGTTTCTCTCCGGACGCACTATTAAAACAGCTGCTACTAACATGACCTCTAAGATAACAAACGGCGTCAGGAATGATTTTTATCAGGTTCCTGAGGTTCTTGACGAGATAGAAAGCTTTATATTTACTAACCCTGATCCTAAAAGCGCCATTTGCCAAAACTTAACAGGTAGGGTATTCTCTAAAGAAGAATACGCCACAACCCCCTTCCTGCCTCCATTGCACCATAACTGTAAGTCAACTATCAGGGCGCAAAGGACAAAGGCCAGGAATAAGAAGCCGGTTGATGCCTCAGGATTAAGGCCAACAGGTACAGATACAGAAATTCAGAAAGCATTGAAGAGCATAAGTATATGAAAAAAGACAGACAAAACATACAGGGCATAACTTTTCATGAGATTGAATTAGGCGAGCATGATGAATTTACAGAAGTTCAACTAATGCGTACTGGCAGCTTTACCCATATGTTTTTCGGTGAGATGGAAATAACCGAGGATATGTTTAAATCTTTTCGTAAGAATTTCCGCAAGAACGTTAAAAAAATAAAGCTGGCTACAGATTATTCTCACTTTTCACATATGGAGGCGGCTGGATGGATTACAGACGTAATATTGAAAGAGAATAATACTGAATTGTGGATAAAAGTAGAATGGACTCCTACAGGAAGACAGAGAATCCTTGATAAGGAATATAAATATATGTCTGCCGATTTCTCAGAAAACTATCAAGATAATGAGAGTGGAAAGAAGTTTGGGCCGACTCTAAACGGCGCTGCTTTAACTAACAGGCCTTTCATAAAAGATATGGACGCGGTTTTGTCAGACATTGACATGAGCGAAGAAAAGCGTCACGCTATAATGGAAATTTACAACAACGAACCTGAAACAGAGGGAATAGATCAAATGGATTTTGCAGAAATGATTAAGGGCGTAGCGAAACTTTCAGACGTTGAAAAAGCAGAGCTAGCTACAGCGTTAGGCGTTAAGCCAGTGGAAACCAAGCTTGAAGATACAGAGGCTCAGGTACAAAATGTTACTCTTACTGCTGAGAATAAAACGCTTTCAGATAAAGTTGAAAAGCTTGAGGTAAGCGCTAAGCTGGTTGAAAAAGAAACAGCTTTTACTAAAATGCTTTCTGATGGAACTGCTGTATCAGCACAAAAAGAGGCGTTCCTGTCTGACAACATGGTAGAGTTTATCAAGCTTGCTGTTCCTACCAACATGAGCGGTAGGGGTACCGGAGAGGGTAAAGATACCGATACAGAATCTGGAGATAAAAAGTTTGATACTCCTGAGGCGGCTGCTGACGAGGTTGCAAGGCTTTCAAAAGAGAAGCAGAAAGAAGATAAAGAGCTTACTGACTCTGCTGCGCAGAATATGGTCTTTGACGACAAGCCAGAGCTTTATAAGACAATATACGGCGATCTTTAAGGTATAGAAGCCAAGCGGCTTTATTACTAAGGTTTTTGTTTAATTAGATAAAAAGGATAAGAATATGAGTACTCCATTCATTCCAGCAAATAGGGCTCCGGGTCTTAAGGCCGGTGCCAATTTCTCCGCTCTGACTGAGGCGACTAAATATATTGCTCTGACGCTTGATGCTGATGGCGATGTAAACACAGCAGGCGCAGGAGAGCAGGATTTTATAGGTTTCTTGCAAAATGCTCCAAAAGAAAATTCACCTGCTGAGGTTGCTATAGTTGGTGGTGGTTCAAAGGCTATTGCAGCTGGAACTATTACAGCAGGGGATTTCCTCAAGTCTGATGCAAACGGGCATTTGCTTACTATTGCAGCTGAAACAGCTAACGCTGTAGCCTTTGCTATAGAGAGCGCTGTAGATAACGATGTATTTTCAGTTATGGTTCTGGCTCCAGGGCATAGCGTAATTATTGCTTAG